TATAAATTTTCTATCACCATTAGGGTTTAAGTTTACGCTTGCGCGTACACCTAACCTTAATTTTTTTGTTACCAATGTCAACATGCCTAATATCAGATTAGGATTTGTTGATGTTCCAACACCTTTCAAATCAGTCTATATTACAGGTAACAAATTAGAGTATGATGATCTTCAAATTACTTTCAGAGTAGATGAAGATCTTGATTCATTCTTTGAAATTTATAATTGGCTTATTGCTCTTGGTTTTCCTGAAAATTTTGATCAATATAAAAAGGTTAAGGATAATCCAAAAGGTTCTCCTGACACATTATATTCAGATGCCACATTAACCATACTAACATCTGACATGGTCCCTAATCTTCACGTTATGTTTGAAGATCTTTTCCCTACTTCTATCAGTGATATTAATTTCAGTGTGAGTGATACTGATGTTAATTACGTTGACATGACTGTGACATTTAAATATAAAATATTCCACGTCACAAAAATTTAAAATTACATTATAGGTTTTCATTATGAAGCTTGAAGAGATTATGGAAATGTGGGCAGAAGACTGCCTTGTGGATAAGACTGAGCTTGGTGATGAAAGTCTTAAGCTTCCCAAACTTCATAGTAAATATCTAAGAATCTTCACTGAAGAAAGATTACTCCTTCGTCGTCTTGAGAATGAACGCAAGGAGTTGTTGTTACTCAAACATGATTACTATAGAGGTATCATGGCAGAGGAAGATCTGAAAGCAAATGGATGGGAACCTTTCAGATTGAATGTTTTAAAGTCTGATATACCAATGTATATTGAGGCCGATCAAGATATCATCAAAACCAATCTACGTATTGCAATGCAACAAGAGAAAGTAGATTCTCTTGAGTCAATTATCCGTTCTATAAATAATAGAGGGTTTTTGATTAAGAATGCAATAGAGTATGAAAAATTCAAGGTGGGCGCGTGATAAGTTGCAACTCATAAAGGTAAATGAGGTTTACCTAAAAGTTGTTAGCGAAGCCTCAGTAGTCCAAGAACTATCAGAACATCTTACATTTATGGTTCCTGGTGCAAAATTTTCACCAGCATACAAAAATAAATTCTGGGATGGTAAGATAAGACTTTTGAACTCTTTAACCGGACTCACATATGCGGGTCTAGTTAAGGAGATTTCTGAGTTTGCAGCTTCACGTAATTATGATGTTGAAGTAGATCCAGAACTGCAATCTGGTAAGCTGCTAGATGATAAACATTTAGATGAATATATCTCTAACCTCAGTAAAATATCACCACGTGATTATCAGAGACATGCTTTCAATATTGCTATAACAAGTAATAGAGCAATCTTCTTATCTCCTACTGCATCTGGTAAATCACTTATCATCTATCTTATTGCTTGCTACTATCTCTCTATTCTTAGAAAGCAGAGAGTTCTTGTTATTGTTCCTACTGTATCTCTTGTCCTACAGATGAAGAAAGACTTTGAAGAGTATGCAGGACACTCTCTTGATATACATTGCATCACAGCCGGTGTTGATAAAGTAACAACATCACCAATGGTAATATCCACTTGGCAATCAATTTACAAGATGCCTAAAGATTGGTTTAAACAATTTGGTTGTGTAATAGGAGATGAGGTTCACCAATTTAAAGCAACATCACTCAAATCAATTATGGAAAAATTGATTGATTGTAAATACCGTTTTGGGTTTACGGGAACTCTAGACGGATCATTAACCAATAAGATAACTCTTGAAGGTTTATTTGGTTCTATAAAACAGGTTACAACATCTTCTGAATTAATGGAACAAGGTCATATTGCAAACCTTAAGATTAAAGCACTTGTATTAAAACACGATAGTGAATCAAGAAAATTGGTTAGAAAATTTTCATATCAAGATGAAATAGATTTTATTGTAAGACATGAAAAGAGAAACAAATTTATTCGCAATTTAACATTATCTCTAGAAGGTAATACTCTCGTTCTATTTCAATTTGTAGAAAAACACGGTAAGGTTCTCTTTGATATGATGAAGACAAAAGATCCTGATCGTAAAATATATTTTGTTCATGGGGGAGTAGAAGGTGATGACAGAGAAAGAATTAGAGGAATTGTCGAGAAAGAATCCAATGCTATCATTGTGGCAAGCTATGGAACTTTCTCTACCGGTATCAACATACGTAACCTACATAGTGTTGTTCTTGCTAGTCCTTCTAAGTCTCGTGTTAGAATTCTTCAATCCATTGGTCGTGGATTGAGAATAGGAGACAGTAAAGATACGATGACTCTTTATGATATCGCTGATGACCTTAAATCTGGTTCACAGCTGAATTTTACACTTCAACATTTCACTGAAAGACTAAATATCTATAACAGTGAAGGGTTTGAATATAAAATTTTCAACACGGAATTATAAATGAAAATTTCCATCTTTACAGTTGCAGGAAGTCCTCCCATGATTGGTAGCGTTGTTACCGATGATGCTAATTATATTACTATTGAATATCCTATAATATTTCATAAAGAAGATTCTAATATTTTTACTTTTCCTTATATGCCATTAGCAAAGAATGGTGTTGTTAACTTCAATAAATCAAGCATCATATCTATGTCTGCAGTAGATGAAGATGTAGAGACATACTATGTTGATCTAGTCAACGGAATGAAACAAAAGAAGACTGAAGTTCCAGATAAAGTATTAGAAAAAAAAATTAAAGAATCTGAAATAATTTATAATAAATCCAAATATTTAAATTAATTGTTGACATTTTAACTGAATCATGCTACTATAGTAGTTATATTCAGTTGATGCATTTTAGTTCCGGGAATACATAATGGCAGCCACACCAAAGACAAGTAAACATTATATTGATAATAAAAAATTCTATACAGCTTTATTGCACCATAAAAGTGAAGTTGAAAAAGCAAGAAAAGAAGGAAAGCAAGACCCCAGGATTCCAGCCTATATTGGTGAATGTCTTTATAAGATTGCAACACGGTTATCTCTAAAACCTAACTTCATTAGTTATACTTATAGAGATGAAATGATTTCAGATGGTCTTGAAAATTGCATTAACTATCTAAACAATTTTGATCCAGAAAAATCAGACAATCCATTTGCATACTTTACACAAATTATTTGGTTTGCTTTTATCAGACGTATTGATAAGGAAAAGAAACATCTCTATATCAAACAGAAGACATTAGAGAATTTTTATTTTGAAGGTATGTTAGCCGATCAGGGTGCTGGGTTTGATGATGATAAACCAGTATCTGTTAATTTAGATAACGAGTATATGAAAAATCTTGTTGAATCATACGATAAGAAACAAGCAGAAAAACAAAAGAAAAGTAAATCACGCCGTCAAGGAGTGGAGAAATTTTATGAAGAATGATAAAATACATTTAGTACCTCAAGCAGTGATTGACTGTGTTCAGGGTCTCACAAACACAAAACAAGACAATCTTAAATTAAATTATATTATGAGATTGGAAGCTATTAGAGAATATTGTGATTATGCTTTGAAGACAACAAGTGATAGAAATTCATTTTCAAATCACAATAGCAACAACAGTCAAAGACCTAATAAAGGTAAATATTCACGCATTGGTTTATAATTTATGAAAATTGCTTTGATTACAGACACGCATTGGGGAGTCAGAAATGATTCTCCAATTATGCATAACCATATGAAGAAATTTTTAGATGAAATATTTTTCCCTACTATCGATAGCCGAAATATTACTACTATTATCCATTTGGGGGATCTTGTTGATCGCCGCAAGTATGTTAATTATGTTACTGCTAAGCGTCTGAGAGATGATTTCTTAGATCCGATTCATGAACGTGGATTGGAATTGCATATCATTGCTGGTAATCACGACACCTATTATAAGAATACAAATAACACAAATGCTCTTGTTGAATTGATTGGTGATCCTAAACCCTATAATGATGTAGTCAGAGATATAAAAAGATATCCTAAGACATATATCTATTATGAAGCACCATGTGAATTAAATTTCAAAGATACATCTTTGACCCCAGGTCCAACAATGGGTGATATTACATACTCAAAGCTTTTTCTTATGCCTTGGATATGTGATGAAAATAGAGAAGCAACATTAAAGGCTATTGAAGAGACTAAAGCACCCATTGTTCTTGGTCATCTTGAATTGTATGGTTATGAAATGTACAAAGGACAGGTGAGTGAACATGGTGACGATCCTAAGATCTTTGATAAATTTGATCTCGTTCTTTCTGGGCATTATCATACTCGTTCTAGTAGGGGTAATATCCATTATTTGGGGACTCCTGTACAGTATATTTGGAGTGATTATGTGGATACTAAAGGGTTTCACATCCTTGATACTGAGACGAGAAGTATAGAGTTTGTTCCTAATCCAAATCAAATCTTTCACAAGTTCTTCTATGATGATTTAAACAAGAATATGGATGAAGTTCTTGTGTTTGATGCAGATCAATATAAAGACTGTTATGTTAAGATTGTAATTAAGAATAAGACAAATCCATATTGGTTTGACCTTGTTATTGAAAGATTGGAAAAGTCTGGAGCTGCTGATCTTCAAGTGGTAGAAGACCATTTTCATCTTGATCTTGAAGCAGATGATGATATTGTCAATGAAGCAGAAGATACGATGAGTATCATTCATAAATTCATTGACGGGATGAACATTAATATTGATAGAAAAAGGGTTGAAAACATTATTCAAAACCTGTATATTGAAGCTCATGACGTATTATGAAAATTATACACATTAATCGTAACATTATTCAAGCCAATGCCAAACACGGCAAACAAGATCCTGTTGTTCGTGTTGAGGAAAAAGGTGTAGTCAGATATTGCATGGAAGTGGATATCAAAGGTCCTTCCAAGATGATCTATAGTCCAAAGAAACCAAGACCATGTGGGGCTAAACTTTGGATTGAAACAGATGCAGAAGTAGAACTGATAGGTGAACACGTTTGATATTTTTTAAGAAGATTCGTTGGAAGAACTTCCTTTCAACTGGTAATAGTTTTACCGAAATTGATTTTAGTAAAAACAACACTACATTGATTGTTGGAGAGAATGGAGCGGGCAAGTCTACTATGCTTGATGCTCTTTCTTTTGTTCTTTATAATAAACCATTTCGTAAAGTGAACAAACCACAATTGTTAAATTCTATCAACAAAAAAGACCTTATTGTTGAGATTGAGTTTAATATTGGTTCACATATGTACAAGGTAATCAGAGGTCTTAAACCCACTGTGTTTGAAGTATATCAAAATAATAATTTGATAAATCAAGATGCAGAGATGAAAGACTATCAAGAGGTTTTGGAAAAGCAAATACTAAAGCTTAACCATAAATCGTTTTGTCAAGTTGTAGTACTTGGTTCTGCCTCGTTTGTCCCTTTCATGCAGCTTACAGCGCAGAATAGACGTGAGGTAATTGAGGATCTCCTTGACATTCAAATCTTTTCTACTATGAATAGTCTTCTCAAAGAAAAGATCAGTGTAAATAATAATAAGTTGCTTGAGACTGAATATCAATATGATCTCACATCTGAAAAGATTAAGATGCAGAATGAACATATTGTTGCTATGCAAAGAAATAGTGAAGAACAAATTGAAAAACTTCGTAAAGAATTAAAGCATCAAACTGATCTTATAGAGTTGGAAAAAAATGCAATTGAAACTATCGACGAACAAATTGTATCGCTCAAAGCTTCCATTGAAGATCAAGAACAAATTAATAAAAAACAAAAAACATTACAAAGATTGGAAATACAATTATCAGACAAAATTTCCAAACTCCAAGCTGACATCGAGTTCTTTACTTCACACGATAGCTGTCCTACATGCAAGCAGGATATCGACAATCAGTTTAAGTGCGAGACTGTTGATACAAAACAAACACAAATACAAGAAACCCAAGAAGGTATTGAAAAACTCAAAGATGAAATACTTATCATCCAGGATAAAATTCAACACATTGCTGATGTATCATCTAAAATTTCTTCGTTGAATATTGAGAATATTACAAAGAATAATAATATAAATGGTATGATTACGCAATGTAAGAAGATTGCCAGAGAAATAAAAGAGTTGCAAGATAAATCTGATGATCTTGTTATGAATGATGATAAGATGAAAGAACTTGAGGTTTTACTTGGCAGCCTTACTGAACAAAAAACCGATCTACTTAAAGATAGAGATGCCTTAAATATAGCATCAATTATTTTAAAGGACAATGGTATCAAAGCAAGAATCATAAAACAATATGTACCTGTTATTAATAAATTGATTAATAAGTATTTGGCTTCTATGGATTTCTTTGTCAACTTTGAGTTAAATGAAAATTTTGAAGAAACAATTAAATCAAGATTCAGAGACGAGTTCAGTTACGCCTCCTTCTCAGAAGGAGAAAAAATGCGAATTAACTTGGCTATACTATTCACTTGGAGAGCTGTTGCTAAGTTACGCAATAGTGCTAGCACTAATCTACTTATTATGGATGAAGTCCTCGATGGTTCGTTGGATAGTAACGGCACTGATGAGTTCTTGAAGATAATTAATACCTTGACTCAAGATACAAATACGTTTATCATCAGTCATAAGACTGATCAACTATATGATAAATTTTCCAATGTTCTTAAATTTGAAAAACATAAAAACTTCTCAAGGATAGCAGCCTAATGATAGACGAAGAAAAATTGAAAGTTTATAGAGACGGGTTTAAAGATGGCTTTGACGAAGGCTATAAGCGTGGTAGATTAGATGGTGATCTTTTAAATCCATATAAAGAGGTATTAAAAAATTATCAACCACACATCAATGTTAGTTGCCCGGTTTGTGGTAGAACAGGTATAAGTGGAGTAGTTTGCTCAGTGCCAAATTGCCCTACAACTGCTTATAGTGGTCCTATAGGTGCTGCAGGATCATCAAGTGTGTCTGATATGCCAACAGGTGCCAATGGTCCAGCTGGTCCTTCAAATGGAATGTGGTGATGAGTGACTTTGAAAAAAAATATAGAACCTGGCACACATATCTTTCTTATCTTAAGAGTGTGATCAGATTGTTTACCTGCTTAGGTGTAAT